CGTCATATGCCTGGACCGCCCCGCCAATATCACGGGAGAGAATGATATCATACTCAGTGTCATTCTCGACCGCCTTCAGTGCACCACCTTCATTGTATATTTCCTCGCTACCATCTCCGAGTGGGGCAATGCTGGTGTTATTCGGGATGATCGACCTGCGGCTACCGTCTGCTGCTGTGGTGGAGATTGATTTCACGGACATGTCACCGTCGGCATCGACCATGAATCCTGCCGCACCTGCTGAGATGGTCCCAACCGTGATATTCGGAGTACCGGAAAGCCCTGCCGCTGTGCCTGTGGTGTTCTGATTCAGGGTGGAAACATAATCAGCGGGAATCTTGGTTGTCGCATTGTACGCGCCACCCCACGCTGTGCCAGATGTCCAGTAGGGGATACCTGCTGTCGAGGGCCATGTCATACTGCCACCGCCCGCCTCATCCCGCACTTCCTGAATTGCAGCCTGGACTGTTGTTGCAGCGATTGAACCTTCCGGCGTAAACAGCACTTCAGCGGCGGTTTGATCATCAGTAAATGTTGCAGGATCGGTAAAACCCCCCGTTCCGTCAGTGTCAAAATTCAGCAGATAGTTGTTACCCCCAGCAGCGGCGGGGGGAAACCTGAGTGTCACACTCCCAGTCGGGGATGCAGCGGGCAACCACCCAGCAGTCAGTACCCCGGTGTTGGAATAAAGCACCAGTGCACCCTGTGTCGTGCTTGCAACTCCAGCCGAAAGAGTTCCGCCCCCGGCTGTAACGTTGCCGAAAGTCGGATTGAGAGATGCGATATAAGCCGAACTCCAAGTGTAGGACTTCAGCGTCGTCCCGGTGATCTTCTTTACTGCCCAAGATGCTGCACTGTCCTCAATCAACAGGATATCCGCATCAACCAGCGGGGTCTTTGCAGTCTTGGTGTTGAGCCGCCAATCTGCTGCGTGGGCAGACACGGCAACAAGTAGGATCGCAATTACAAGAGAGATTGTTTTCATAAGTTCATTACCTCAAGGCTGCATTTCATTATGTTGGGGATTTCAACGCCGTCTATGATTGTCGGTTGCCATACTTCAGGATGATCTGTCCTTACTGAATCTAGGAAAAACCCCAGAAACTCAGGAACAATGATCGCTGCCCGGCGGTCTATGATCTGCTGGCCGACATAGCCTGCAGCAAGATCGGATTGCAGAAGGTACTGAACGGTAGGAGATAATCCCTCCATCGGTGGAGAGATACCAGCAAGGATCGCCTGGGCAACCACATTCTCTTCCTTGACCATATCGGCATAGGATACATCAACATCGAAAGATTCAGCGTGAACCCCCCTGCAATCGGGAAATTCGTCTTTGTAGAAGATGAAAAAAGTAACTCCATGCGTAACCCCGGCCTCGACGTATGTCCCGCAAGGGAATGAGTTTTCCCAAGATGCCCCGAATATTACGTTAGGTCGGGATGGATCTACCCTATAATACCCACCAAAATTATCTCCTCGATCAAGACTCGGCATAATATCCTCCGCTCTCATCAACATAGAGATCCCCGCTTTCATCTACGTAGCCAGAACCGACCGGCTCTGCATCGAGAGGTCAGCACAGGGCCGTGATTTTCAGTATCTCCGCATCACTCGCGGATTTCGCCCACAGTTGGGTCTGTCGTGCGCCGAACGGTATTATGGTGTTCAACCCTATCCGCGCATGGTTCAATGGACTCTGCGACCCATCATATGCAACCGCAGTTCCCCATGTTATCGCGGCCAATGTATTTTTTGCATATCCAATCCGCTGAGCCGCCCCGGCAGTGTTTGTCTGTTTTACAATCAGCAGCTCATCTGTTCGCCCCCATCCGCCTGTAATCGTAACTTCAGCTACCGTTGTGCCATCGGTGGACTTCAGTTTCCCTCCGGCATCAGCATAAATCAGTCCTGCTGCAATATCATTGGCTGAGAGGATATTCACCGGAGCCGTGACCTGCGCGCTGGATACTCCCATTTTCACCAAGGCAGCAGCAGTAAACGCCCCGCCACTCAGCGCAGCGGTCATAGCCGCGTTCAGCGGTATAGCCAGCCCGTTGCCGCCACTGGTTGCTGCGGTGGAGGTTACTGAGGTGGTTGCGCCTGCGCCTGATGCTGCGTAGGGCATCTGGTATGGAGAGGCTACGAGTTGTGGATTGGAGATGGTTACTGTGCCTGTAGATGTAGAAAGTGCCCCCGCACCGAGGACAAAAGTGATAGAAACTTCAGTCCCTCCAGTCGTCTTTACCTCAAGCGTATGGGTACCAGCTGAAGGGACAGTCTCAGCAATTGCAGCGACACCATCTACAAAACGGGTAATGGTCGCACCAGGCAGAACAACACGGATAATTTGGTCTATTGGCAGCACACCATCACACACCGCAAGACACATAGCGGAAAGAGAGGCTGCTAATGTCACCGGGACCGCCAGAATGTGGTACATCCTTGAATTGCTTGCAGTATACTGTAAAGAGGTGCCGCTGACCGTAAGCGTGTAAGGGGTGGCAATTCCAGATCCATTGCTCCAATTTGTAGGTGGAGTCCCCGGCGTCCCACTCACAGCCCCCTCAAACTTGGAGTTCTGCAACATCTGCGAGTACGCAGGCTGTACCATCACCCCTTTACCAGGATGCAGGACAGGCCACGAGACCATGTTGCCGTTCGCGTCGGGCTGGTTGCCTGCTACTGAGGTTTGGATTTGGGGGCCTACGGGGCAGGTAGTGGGAGTCTTGGCGTTCCAGAGGGAAAGAAGGCCAGCTGGGTATCTCTTTCGACCGCCAATTAAACCGAGTGACAAATTCATTACATTACCGCAAGATCAACATTGGTGGAAAATGTAAATGTAGTACCAGGCCGAATCCCAATTACCTGGCCAGCAGAAATATTTACAAAAGTTGATTCTGAAGTACCTTCTCCGATTGTAAATGTAGTATCAATACTGGTAAAGAAAGCCCTGTCGGTAGTGTCCGGCACCCACTCAGTATCGGCTAAAGCGGATTCAATTTTATACGGAGCAAATACTGGAATTTTACGAAGGATGATAGTATCGTCTGGTGTGCTAAAAGGATTCGGCATTGTTATTCCTCAGTTGTTTGGTCTTCAAGATCATCATCCCCCTGGCCATCATCTGCTGCCATAGGAGGAATATAAGTTTTCAACGCTGTCATTATTCGCTCGACTTTATCTTCTGCCAACTCCATGATCTCCAGCAAATACTGTTCCAGAGGCATGGAAAGTTGAGCATCCGGAGAAGACAAATACTTGGATAACCCTTCAGAACGAATCCGACCAGTTTCTGCCTTGTCCTTATCACTGGGGGCGGATAGATCAGGCCACTCGATATCATATCCACCGGCCGGAACTTTCAAAATACCAAAAGCATTCAGCTTATCAATCACCGGCCGCAATATACAAGGTTCAACAAAGGTCTTCCTCCTACCATCGCACTGATCATCCCAAGCCTCTGTATCCTGGCTGCTGGACAATTCCCCACGCTCTGAACCCTCAAGGATTCTTTTCGGGATACCAGTTGCGATGGAGATCATCTTCAGTTGCAGTTCACCATGTTGCGTAGGATCAGCGACAGCAGGGGCCAAACTCTTTACATCCAAGCCCTGAAGTTTCATATAGCGTTCCAGGTTGTGGACGTACTTCTGGATTTCTTCTTCCAGGGCAGCAGCATCTTGAGGCTGGATGGTTGTGTCTTCTGCTGCTGTAAATGCCATGCCGGGAAAGGCGCCCTGCCAGAACATCTCTGCTGAACCACCAACAATCAATTCCATGTTGAGCAGCCGATTAAAGATTCGTTCCAAGCGGGGAATGCCAAGCACATTCGATTCGAGGAGGTTGTCAGCTATATGGACTACCCGGCTGTAATGAACAGTTGTTTCTAAAGTGGATGCTGTTCCAGGGGTATTGGCTATCCTCAACCCATAGGTAAGAGGAAGACCAAAGCGGGGATCTTTTGGGTCAGTGACGTATTGCTTAATGGGTGCATTTGCTTCGGTGAAAGGCTGGAGATACAGGAGTTCGCTGGCGCTCTCTACCGGCTGGCCAAGGTTCTCTGCCTGGTCATTAAACCCCATCAATAGAACACCATACTGGCCAATGCCGGAAACCTTATCAGCGCGGATCAGAATATTGTAAATGCCCAATCGCTTTTCTAACTCTTCCCAAGCCTCTTTATAGGCATCTGACTTATCATCCGTGCCGCGTACAATTGGTAAACGACGCCAGCTCGCCTCAACAGGTTTTTCGATAACCTTGCCGGCAATATCTTGCCGCCTGTAGCGGTGGTAATAGTCCGAGAATTTGATCCCGTCGAGCCCAGGATATCCGAGAGCGGTATATACATCCCTCAATCCTCCGAATGTAGTTGTATTGCCATAAGTGAGTCTTGAACCAACAATACCAGATTGCAGCGCCCGATACAGGGCTACACGACGAATCTGATCCGTCTTCTCATTGGCAGTCAACTTGATTGGTGAATTACGCCTCATTGTATTTTAAGCCCCGCACGAATGAAACAATCCTTCGCTTCAAGTAGTTTCCGAAACCCTTCCGCTTTCTTCGGGCCATCTGGTAGTTCATCCATCATAATCTCAGCTAGATCAGCAACCAGTTTAGCAGACACCTGCAGAGACTCCGGCAAATGGCCATACTGGAAATATTGATATACTGGATAGAGATGTTTGGATGCTGGATTCCTAGCCATTACCACGTTCCTATTTTTTTAGTGTTTGCCAATTCATCAAAAGCGTCTGCTGCTGCATCGACCTGGTCCTTGAATTTTCCTTCCGGAAAATTCTCTGCTTCTGACAAAAAAGACTCGTTCCATGGCCCTCTGACGATCTTCACATTACCTGCCTGGGCCTGACTGGCCAATGGGGTTGCCCTCGTCTCTTTAGATCCAGTAACAGGATAGTATCGAACAGTATATCCAGCCAGCTCTTTTACAAAAGACTTAACCTGGCTCTTGCCTGCCTGGCCAGGGTCTTGGGGAAGCCGAATGGTCACCAGTTTACCGTCCTGACTCCCTATGTTTTTGATCTGCGATATTACTTTACTAGCATCGCTCTGGAAGCGAGTTGAATCCTCGATATAGTAGATACCGGCCACCCTCGACATCTTAATTCCAGCCGTATAGGCAGGCCCGCCTTCCTTCTTGTTCTTCCTATCCTCGGGATCTCGATCAGTCCCCGCCAAATCCCAAGCCCGAACTCTCTTGGCTCCTGCTGGTACAGCACTCACTATTTCGAAATCAGTACGCTTGAAGTAACTCCCGGCAGTAGGTCGAATGTTCCAATTCCCTTCCTTGAGTTGCGCTCTTTCTACACGAGGGAGAGCATTGAGTTTTGCGAGATAGCCTGGATCCTTTCTAAGGAGAATTTGATTGTCTTCTATAGATGAACGGATGAATGTAAATGAAAGAGGGAGTGAATCTTTACCGAACTGATCAACCAACTCCTGCCGGGAGTTTCCCCAAAAGACTTCGTCACCTTCTACAACGAACCAACGAATTACACCTGATCTCTCAGGAACAACAAAACCATCTTCTCCAATGTACCAGTCGATAAAAGTACGCACCCAGGAATCAGGATCAGGGTTGCATGTTCCTCTTATCTTTCCTGCTACCCCAGAGTCGGATCTGTTCCTGGACAGCATATAAGAAAACTGCTTCCAGGAGAAATGGCAAATTTCATCGAACTTGATATCAGCAATCTGAGAGCCTTGCCAATCAAAACGATTCTTGTCATATTCCATATGGGAGAACGAAATCTTCATCCCAGACGGAAAGTCAAAATGATAAACAGGGGATTCTTTCGGAACACCACCAATGGATGTGTACAGCTCCAGGGCTGTATCCCACAATCCGCCTTCAGAAGTTATTTGTTTGGTGGTACGCCGGAAGATTACAGAACCGAACTTTGGATTGTCTATATGGTAGAGAGGGTCGAGAAGAAGGCCAAATGTTTTCCCACCACCAGCAGAACCACCATAAAAGCAAACATCTGCATTGCACTCCAGAAACTTGGTCTGAGGTCCCTCTTGAGGAGCGATCACCCTGGAGTCTGGATGGATATCTGGATGTCTAGGAGGAAGTGCCGTCACGCTTCTATTCTCTCTTTTGCCGGAAGTACAATAACTGTCTTCTCAATGGGCTTGTCCCCACTGGTCACATCCTGCCGATCTACCAGTCCCAAGTCCCTTGTCATAATGGATGCATTCAAGAAGCCTGCCGCTGCCCCTGCGAACTTTTGCTCATATATCGTTGACTCTATATTTTTGATGACTAAAGAAAATTCTGATTTGTTTTTTCTGTAATCCATCCATGTTTCTTGAGTAATCCCTATAAAGGCACACATGCTTCTGACTGTCATTGCCCTCATCTTGGGTACTGCTGTCTTGAGAATCTCCCCATAAGACGTCCCTGCTATTCGTTCCTCCATAAGAGGGTGTTCTTCTACCCACTGGAAGTATTCCATGCATCTGTCCAACATTTCTTTTGGTGAACTGAAAGACTGGGGTCTCCCTATATTCCTCATAGCCATCTTATAGAATGGTTCACCGAAAGGCTTGGTGTTGGCCGGGATACAGAACTTTAGGGTTGGACTCTTCCTTTTCTTTTTTGTTGGTATGGGTTGTTTTGTTCGTTTCATTGGGTTGCTGTTGGTTAATTTTTGAATTTGTATTATTATAGCCTGAAATTTTCTTTCTAAAAGAGGAAATGGAATGGATCTGGACAGTTACAAAAAGTTGGATTTGGAAAAGGCTTTTTATTCTAAGTGGATAAGTGATTAATTTGTTTATAAAATATATTTTCTTTTTTTTCTTAACAAACTTAAAATATTTCTTTACATTCAGCACCAGAAAAGTTACTATTAGTCATAAGGAAGAGATTGGACCACAGGAAGAGCCTGAGAGTAACGAAAAGGCGGAGGTTAATCGAGAAGCCAAAAGCAGGAACTGACGAAAGTCCTTCCTGCTGGTAGAGGAAGATAGTGTCTTTGATTGCTTGATCAGACTGACGAGCCCATCCAGGGCGAAACACTAAATGAGGAGATTGGCCATGAGTAAACTTAATAAAGTACTAGATGAAATGGGGGTTGCCACAAAACACTTCACAAAATTTCGTGAAGCAAATCTTGCTCTGACGAAGGCTGTCAAAACTGCTTATGAAGAGTTTGAAAATATATTGGTTGATTTAAAAAATGAGGGAATGACAAATGCAGAATTAACCAAACTGCGAACAGTAGGATATTCAGAAATTAAATCAGCATATATGGATGGTCTTGAATAAAGTGGATTTTTATATCTAACCAATACCCAACCGAGCCCGGCGGCATCCGGGCAGGAGGATTATCATGGACAAAATAGAAAGTCTCTGTAATTATGATGAAAAGATTTTTGGTCAGAAAGTAATTGGAATAGTTTTTAATGAAAAATATTACGTAATATATGGGGAAGGAAAACAAAGATCGATAGTAAGAGAAATTTCCCCTTCAAACAAAAAAAGAAATCACAAGCCAAAAAGTAATTGATAAAATTTTAACAGCAGTAGACAATTTTGCTGCTAAATAAAAAGCCTCAACATTCTGGAGAACAAAATGGATTTAAACACAACAACCATAAAAAAGATTTTGATGGAACGAGATGGGATTTCTTCTAAAGCGGCAGACGAACTTATCGAAGAAGCATCAAAAGCCTTAATGAGTTATCTTGACGAAGGTGACTTTGACAGCGCGCATGACATCTGCCAAGAATATTTTGGGCTTGAACCTGACTATCTCTTTGACTTACTTTAATCCAAGCTTAACACCTGGACCAAGGCTGGGAGCAATCCCAGCCGGTAATCGAGTGGTTAAACTTCAACATCAATAAAATGGAGAAAGGTTATGAAGAAATACCCACCGGAATGGAATCTTACCGCAATCGAATTTGAACTGGCCATCCTGCGTGGTCTTCCAGCTACGGACCTGGTTGAGCATTATGATCGGCTACAGAAAATCCAGGAGGATTTAGCAAAGTTGTTTTACACCGTCGCTTATCAAAGGGCCATTAATTTAGTATCAGAGCCAGAAAACACTGAAGGAGAAAATTATGAGTAATCGAGCAGGTTTTTGGTTTCTAGTTGGGTTTATTATCGTTATAGTAATTTCTTTTCTTTCTTACGCTCCGGAAATTATAGGAGTCAAACAGAAACTGGAAAACAAAGGAGCAAGATATGGCCAGCTCAATTATTAAGATCATTATCGCGATATTGTTCCTGGTTCTTTTTGGAATAGCAGGAGAAATGGATTATCAGGACCATATTTCCAACAGACCTGCAACAATCGAATATTGAGGAATTAAATGACAATCAACGTGATGTCTCAGCCAGTAATAAAACCTCAATATGAAGATTATATCCCACTGGTGGTAAAGGTTCTTGGCCGAGAAGCCTATCTGGATGGCGCGGGCCATGAACCTTTTATGAAAGCACTGAGAACTTACAGCCCAGAGAAAGGGAAGTTTTCCACCTGGCTTTGGCACAATCTCCAGCAGGCCAAGATGTTGATTTCAAACGAGTCCAAGAGGCATCCTCATCAGAACTGCTTTCTGGAATTAGAAGAGACTCTTGGACTCAATACAGTTATGGATCCATACGACATAATCGAGTTCAGAGACGAGCTGAAGACGCTTTCTGACGACGCAAAAGCCATTATTGAGTGTCTCTTCAAAGACATGGAAAGTACCTGCAAGCGCACCAAATGGCCGTCTTCTTCGACCTGTAGCAAGAGAGATATCCGGAAGCACATTAAAGAGTACTGCCGGGAAACTTTAAACTGGAGCTGGCCGAGGTACTGGTCTGCTGTCCATGAAATTGAGGAGATACTGAAATAATCTTAATGTTTTGCTGAACCAGCTTTATAATAAGTAAACCAATAAACATCCCGACCTCTTAAATAGAGACAAAAGGAGTCTGACCATGAGAATAGAAACGCCAACCCCAGAAACATTCAGAACAGCCATAGCAGACGACAATACTGCTATCGGCGCACTCCTCATCATCTATTCTTTTCAGACTCCTGATGAAAGAACTGACAAATTCACCAAATACCAGAACGGTCAAGGCTTCAACGGTACAGATTCTGTCTTCTGCTCTTCTCTTGCACAGCAATACCTTTCCAAAGGACGACTGACCGAGAAGCAGATTTTTGCTCTGAAGAAACTCCTTCCTAAATACCACGGCCAGGTGTCTTCTATCGAGCCTATGCCCAACGGCCCTGCTCCTGAAAAAGCCATATCCGAGCAAATACAGCCGTCTGCAGAACTCAACAGAAGAACTGGAATTGTCGAACTTCAATTTCCATATAACCCTACTACTGTTGATAAAGTTAAGACTTTTTCCGGTAGAAAATGGGACAAAGAAACCAAAACCTGGTCTGTTCCGGTATCTCTCTTTGTTACCGATTCACTGAAGCAGATGGGATTTGGGATAGGGAGAAAACTCACCAAGTGGATCCAGAACGAGACTACCAACGTGGTCAAAGAAGAGGATTTTGTTGTTCCAGGCCTTCGTGCTACTCTCTACCCATACCAGAAAAAAGGCATCCAGTTCATTGACCTAAAGAAAGGTCGAGCTATCGTTGGGGATGAAATGGGACTAGGTAAAACCATCCAGGCACTCGGGTGGCTCCAGCTCAGAAAACAAACTTCTCTTCCAGCCATCGTAGTCTGTCCTGCTTCCCTCAAACTCAACTGGGCCAGAGAGGCTCTGAAGTTTACCGATCTCGAACCGGTATTAATCGATGGTAAAGACAAGAAGAAATTCACCACATTTCCTGGAGGAAGCCGAAAAGACCTCTACATCATCAACTACGACATCATCCATGACTCTTATACCTGCCAGGAATGTGAAGGAACAAAGCTGGTCCACGGGGAGAAATGTAAAAAGTGTAAGGGCAAAGGTAAGCTCCCAATGCTGGATAAGCAGTTGTTGGAATTGGGAATCAAAACTGTAATATTCGACGAATGCCATCACCTTAAGTCGGAAGTTTCCAGCAGGACTGTAGCTGCTCAAGAACTCGCTAAAGCTGCAAAAAACCTCATTTCCCTCTCAGGAACACCGATTGTAAACAGGCCGATAGAGTATTATAACATTATCCAAATGACCTCTCCCAACCCGCTTCCTTCCTGGTGGTATTACACCAAAAGGTTTTGTGGAAGAAAGAGAACTCCTTTCGGATGGGATGTAAACGGAGCCACAAACAAAGAAGAACTCCATCAGCTCTTGACCCAGACCATTATGATCAGGAGATTGAAAAAAGACGTAATGAAAGACCTCCCGGAGAAAGTCAGAACAGTTGTTCCTCTGGAAGTGGATCTGAACAAATACAACAGAATTCTTCAGCAGATAACAGAAGAACTGGAAGGTCAAGAGGCCGAACACCTGACCATTATAGAGAAGGCAAAACAGTTAATTGCTGATCTAAAGATGGACATGGCCCTGGAGTGGATAGAGAACTACATTGAGAACGGTGAAAAGATCGTTGTTTTTGGGGAACATACTTACATTCTCGACCAAGTTCTTGATAAATTCAAGAAGAATTCTGTTGTTGTCTACGGGAAAACTTCTTTGAAAGACAGGCAGGCTGCTGTTGATAGATTCCAAAACGATCCGACTTGCCAGGTGTTTGTAGGGTCAAAGAGTGCTACTGAAGGGTTGACTCTTACGGCTGCCCATGCCACTGCTTTTCTTGAATTGTGGTGGGTCCCGGCGCAGCACGACCAAGCAGAAGACAGGGTACATAGGATTGGGCAGGAAGCAGACTCGGTCACTGCTTATTACCTTCTTGCTGCCGGGACTATTGAAGAAAGTATTGCAGAGATGTTGGATGAAAAAAGAAGGATTGTAACAGCAATATTGGACGGGAAGAAGGTAGAGGACTTCAATATGCTTTCTGTACTGCTTAAAAAATTAACTGAAAAGGAAAACTAAAATGAAAAAAGTAAATAATCAATGGGTTGATTCAAATAACAATTCATGGAACTGTAATATCAATACAAGAAAACAAGCGGAAGAAAAATCAAAATCATTAATTAACTGCCGGAACTGCTTGGACTGT